CCTGGCTTCTTCCGGAAATCAGCTTCCGGGGCGAATGCCTCTTCGCCGCCACCTTTGGCGAACAGCCCCCCCTCGGGGGGCGCCGGGGGGCCCTTCTCCGGTTCACGGTATTTTGCGCGCTCTCCTGGGAAGAGTTCATCCTGTTCGCCAGCTGCCTCGGGGATGAGAGGCTTTTCAGCTTCGGGGGCTTCCTCTGTGGCGAGCTTGAAGGGCTCACCTTTCGGTGGTTCTGCTTCTTTGGGGGGCTTGGGGATCTCGCCCGGGGTGATGCCTTCCTTCCCGCCGTCGACGCGAATATCGTCACCGGGGCCCAGCCGATGCTCCACGCCGTCCTTGATGACCAGCCGGCCTTGTTCGTCGTACTTGACCGCCTTGAATTTCTCGCCGGCGATCCGGAACGAATCTCCCAGGGCGATCTCGTTATCCGGGACCGTCTCCCGGGCAGCCTTCTCCGCGGCCTTGATCCCCTCTGCCTCGATTGTGACGTCGAGGCCGGCGCCGTGAGGTCGCTTGTTCTTCTTGATCGCGTCCATCAGGTCGTCGATCGTCGCGTCCTTGTCGAGTGTGCCGTCCCGGATGAGGGTGTCAGCCCATTGGGACCAATCCATCGCCTTCTTGTGCCCGGGATGCTTGTCGCTCCGGAACAAGCGTGCGAGGGCCCCCTCGCCCTGGCGCAGCCCATACTTGGCGAATTCCCCGCGGGACTCGGGCGTGATCTTGATTCCACCAGCGCGAAGAATCCGTTGCTGCAGGGTAGGTTCCGCAGCCGCCTTTTTCTGCTTTGACTTGATATCTCGGACGTTTGCAAACTTCTGGCCGGGAGTTTGCACGGGAGGTTCCGGAGGCGTGATCTTCGGTTCTGGCACGGGTAACACAAATTTCTGTAATTCAATTCTCCGCGTCTCGAGTTTATTCAGGGCTTCCTGGTGGACTTTGATCCGATCGGAAAGCGCCAAAGTGTCCATCGAAGAAGGATCTTTTTCCTTCTTGATGGCGTAATCCTTCTCCATCTGGCTTAGGGATACCTTGACGGCCGCTATGTCGGTTTCGACGGTGGGAAGATCCGGAACCTGACTTTCCGGATAACCAGATCGAACGGGACGCTCTTCCGCGCGCTGTTCTGTCGGGTTATTTTTAAGATATTCCCTATATTTAGCAAGAACCTCTGGCCCCGCATTTGCGTAATGTCCAGGGCTAAAGACTTCAAACCCCGGGATATCGTCGTTAATTCCTGGCATTGTTGGCTCGCCCGGCAAAAAATCGGGCTCCGGGGATTTCGCTTCTTCTGTCGGCTTGGGCGCCTCGTACCGCGCTCGGGCCCTGGCGAGCGCCTGTTCGACCGACTCACCGGGATTGAGGGTGAAGCTCCCGGCGCCCGTCTTGTTGTCGCCGTCCTGAAACACGACCATCTTCGGCCGGCTCGGGAGTCCAGTTTCCGTTATCCCTGCAAATCGGACACCCAGGCGATCAGCCTCGGCCTTGTAGAATTCAGGGCTCCCAGGGGCCGCTGTGGGGGGTACAGGGGCTTCGGACGCCGGAGGGGGGGTAGGTATCGCCTCAGGAGTGATAGGCGTTTCCAAAGGGGGGGTGGGCGGCGCAGCGGTCATTACCGGGGAGGTTTCGACCACGGCCGGCTTCTTGGACCGCACCAGGCGATCGATCCCTTCCCGGATGACCTTCCCGCCCTTGTGCCCAATCTTGAAAGTTCCTATCAGGGTGGCGTACTCCGCGCCTTTCCCCAGGAGGGGGTCGCCGGTCTTTTCAGTGACGTAAGCCCCGATCTTCTGTGGAACATACCCCAGGGCTTCGAAAGGGATCCCCAGCCCTTCCTCGAAGGCCGCGGTTGCTTCGGTAGGGGCTCCAAAAACGAATCCCTTCCCGCTCTCGATTGCATCGTTGACGGACTTCGATATCTTTTCGTGAAGTACAGGGTCCGTGATGCCTGTCGGTGTGGTGGCCGCACCCGTGGCACCTTCCATCGAAAACGCTCTGCCGGCCGATGCCGCGGCGAGTTCGGCGCCAGCGCGCGCCGGAAACAAGGCGAGCTCCGCTGCCGATCGACCGCCAGCCTTGGCGAGATCCAGTGGGTTGATCGGCGGCTCTTCGCCGGTAGGTGCGCCTTCGATCCCGGAGTATGGGATCTTGGTCAGGAAAGAAGGAGGCGCCGAAGAGGTAGGCACCGGCGCCGGCTTCACGGAGGCGTTGAGTTTCCAGCCCCGAGCGGTCATCTCCTGTAGGAGATTGTCAACCGGCTTCCCGTTCTTCTGCGCCGTTTCTATCCGGCCCATGTCGAAAAGTTGCTGATCCGGGCTCATCCCCGGGGGAGGCGAGATATCGAAGCCGGGTGAAGGCGTCGGTGCTGTCGCTCTCCTGGCCTTGTCCCAAAGGCTCACCGCGGCCGCGCCGATTCGGTCAGTCGCCCCGGGGAGCTCCTTCTTCTTGACAGGTGGCCGGAAGGCGTCAAATCCTCCCTCGCCAGGAGAAGCCCCGGCAGACGGGGGCAGGAATTCGGCGAATTCGCTCACTTAATGAGTCCCATCTTTCGCGCTTTGTCGTTCATTTCCTTGATCTTGGCGTTTTTCTCCGCGTTTGTCCATCCGGGATAGTACCGAATTTCCTCGTACACCCGCCGATATTCCTCATACCTGGTGTCCGTCTTGGGCGCTGGATGTGCCGTGTCCCACTCCCGTTTCGCTTTTGCAAATGCGCTGGCTGGCGTCATCGTTTTGGAGTATTCTTGGGCCTTTTCTTTCACGGCGTCATATTCCTTGCGCTTCGTTTCCGAAAGGTGTTCCCTCATCTTGGCTTCATTTGGTCCTCCGGTAGTCGGATCCTGCGTGTTGAGGGATTCCACCATCTGCCGCATTCGCTCGGATCCCGGAGGCGCGCTCTTCGAGATTTCATCTCGCGCTGCCGGAAGGTAATGCAACACCATTTCTTTGTTGATGAGCGCAATCGCCGCGGTCTTGCCCGGGCCGCTGTCGGTTCCTCCTTCGCCTGATGCACTTCTGTGCCATTCGGCAATTTCTTTCGTGCCCGGTTCTTTTCCTTCGTGCTCTTTGGTGTACTTTTCGTGCCACGTGGTAAACGGATCGGCTTTTGCGGGCTTTTCCGGCTTCGCCATGGACACCAAACCGGATTGCATTTTGTTGAACGTCCTCACGGTCATCTTGGGGTCGACACCGTAATGCTTCGCCACCGCGGGATCGATTGGGACGTCGAGAACGGCGTTTTCCGCCGCCGTTGCCTTGCGCGCTTCAGCCTGGGATTCCGCGGTCAACCGGCGAATCTCCACCACATCGCGGTAATACTGGCCCCGATCTTCCGCGGCCATGCGACGATCTTCACGGGTCAGCTTGTGCTCTTCGGCCGTCTGCACCATCAGGTCGGCTTTCCGCTTATCCTCAACCGCCTGTTGGAAGTATTTAAGCCCTGTAAGCCCCGCATTCCCGACGATCTCCCCGGCACTGTACTTCACCGCCCGAGGGGGAGTCGCCATCATGGAAAGGCCCGCACCAAGCAACCCCACCTTCGCCGGATCCTGCAAGCCTCTATTCAACTTGTCTGTCCAAGATTCCCCCTCGGCCGATGGTGCGGAAGTCTCCGGCGCAGGCGTCATTGTTCCAGGCATGGGAGCCGGCGAAGGCGTGGGGGTATCCGCGGGGGGCGCGATCGTCGCCGTGGGGGTCGGCGTAGCTGACGCTGGCAATCCAAGGCTAAAGTCCTGCGGCGCCGATGAAGTCAGCGAGATCGGCTGCTTCAGTGGCCGGACATATCGCTCGTACCAATCCTGGATTAGCCGACCGCTCGTTATCCCCGTGTCTGCCATGATCCCCTCCCCCTTATGCTGCAAACCATCCAATTACCCCGCCCACCACAAACCCTATCGCAGCACCCCACGGGCCGCCGACCGACCCGATCTCCGCTCCGATCATGTATCCGGCTACGGCCCCGGTGACGCCCATTCCTACCGCCGAAGCGAGTTTATTCCCTCCTGGTTGCGTTGCATCTGTCGTTTGCTGGCTCCCGGTAAGACCCCGGATCGCCTGTCCAAATATCTCGAGGTTCGCCACCGCGATTTCCTGCTCCTCAAGGAACAACTTGTGGCTCAACACATAAGTACCTTGCAGATATTCCCGCCGATACATCCCCGCCCTGCGAAGCGCCTCCGCGTCGATCGCTGCGTGTTTCCCCATCTCCACGCCATAGGACAGCCCGCGATCCTGAATGTCCCGCTCCTTGCGGAAGTTATCCGCATAGATCAGGGCGCTCACCCGGGCGTTGTAGAGGGTCGGCGTTCCCGCCACGAATGATTGCGCCAAAAGGGTGGAATCCGGATCCCCGACAAAAAGAGGCTTCCGGCCGATTCTCGAATTGACTGATGCGAAATCCGTGGTTGAATTCCCCGTGACGAGAGCCAGCGCCGCGAGGAAAGCCGCTTTCGTGCCTTGGAGATATCCCCCATTGATTACATCGTCCTCGTAAGCGATCGCCTTGGTTATGACCTGATCCCCGTACCGCCCACGGTTTGCAAGGCCGGCGATTCCGTCAACCTCATCCTGGGGCTGCGCAGCGGTAACGTCGCCGGTGTAGACCACGAGGGTGTCGGCTTGCCAGAGGGCATAAGCCTGATCCCAAAAAGCCGTGACGTAGGGAATCGCCCAATCGGGAACGGTCCTGACCGTCTGAGTCGTTGTCCCGCCGCCGCTGCTACCGCCCATTATTGCGGTCCTCCCACGTTACTCCATCCGCCCCCGAAACCCTGGTTCAGTTGATTCGATCCAACGGACCCACCGGTCCCTATCCCGTCTTTCATGTAGGGGTTCAGCGAGGTTCCCGAATACATCGCATAAAGCGAAAGTCCCGCCATTGCCGCGCCAGCGATTTGCGTCCACTTTGGCGGTCCATAGTATTTCGTGGTCTGCGATCGAGTCGTTGAAAGAATAGTCCGGACAGCGTTCCCAAGAATATCCAGGTTTCGCACGGGAATGATCGCCGCCTCGTTGTACCGCTCCCAGGCGTCCATCTTATAGCCCTGGTCGAATTCTCTGGCGTACACCCCAGCCTGTCGAAGCATTTCCATGTCCCGTATGCATTGAAGCCCGTAGGGGGTTGCGTGGGCCATCCCCTGCTGCATGAGAGACCGCTCATGCACATAATCGTCGTAGAACATCTTGGCGATTTCGTTGATCTTGCCCATCATCTTTTCGGCCGCGATCGCCTCCGCGACGTTGTGCTCACTCCCGCCCCAGGCAAGGACATAATTCTTCCGGATCGCGGGAAGCACTTCCTCGTCGAAGGACTGAATTAGTTCCGCGATCTGAGCCGCATAAAAAGACGCGATCTTTGTGTTCACGTTGAGCTTCAAGCCGTCGTACAGGTTGCGAAGGTGTGCCTTCCCGTCGAGCTCGATCGTGGATCCGTACCGCCCGCGAGTCGCTACCGCCGCGATTCCGTCCGTCTCGTTCGTGTCCTGCGCAGCATAGGTGGGGTCGGTGTAGGTGGTGAAATTACCCGAGGACAACGAATTCGCGGCCACCATCCATTCTTCAACCTTTGCCTGGACGCCTGGGATATAGGTCGGCAGCATATTGGTATAAACATATGACGTACCGCCGCCGCCTCCCCCGCCGCCCATTACAGGATCTTCCTCATGTTGAGCAGCCCTTCCTCAAAGCCTCGCCCCCTCATGGACTCGAGCGTGGAGCGCGGCATGGTGACGGAAAGCTCTTTTGCCCCGATCATCTTCACTTGAGATTCGATGTAATTCAACCCAAGTTCCCAAAGGTTTTTGTCGCGGTACTCCGGCACGATGTACGCCGCGAACACGTGGATGGAGTTCTTCCTCATAACGTCCAAGATGAAGAATCCCGCGAAATCCTTGTCCGGCGTCCGAAGCCGTTCCACGAACATTTCCTGGAATCTTGTCTCCGTCGCCGTGCCGGTTTTGTCGATATAGGCCATGTACAATTGGAACTGCCCGGAGAAAATCTGCTGCCAAACGAAAAGGGCGTTAAATTCCCCCAAGGCGATTTGAGCAATTTCCTCCACTCCCGGCCGCACGACCGACCACGCAGGATCCAGGAAGAATCTGTTCCAGCACGGGATCAACCCGATAACCACCGGAGATTTCTTTTCCGGTTCCTGTGGAGCCATTCCTAAAACATCATTCATCTTGTTCCTCCCACTTCGTAGTTGATGGTGTATCCGCTCATCTTCCAGGGACTCGCCAGAAGGTCAGAGTAGAACCGGATTCGGACGAATTTCCCTCCCTTGCGAAATCCATTGAGGTCGCACTTCTCCGAAACTCCGATCGTGAAAGGCACAGGATCCGACCAACGGAGATCGTCGGGAAGGCGATGCTTCACCCCGACCTGGATCATCAACTCGCTCACGGTGTCCTGTGCCTCGAGATGCGGTATCACTTCTGCAATCGTTTTCACGTTGTTCGGAAGGCCGAAATCGAGATCCCCTGTTTCGATCCTTCCGTCGATCGCCAGCCCCGCGGCCGTGTTGAGGCCGCTGTCCAAAGCGAGGATCTGTCCCGAGGCGTTTCCCACCACATCGTAAGGGACGCCGGTGTAGAGGGCTTCCGCGTGGCAAGAAAAATCAACGTCTTGGATCGAGAAGGACTTCGTTTCGGTGTTGTAGATGAAAGCCTTGTCCGGTGCTGTGTTATCGCCTGTCGCCACACAGAACCAGACTTCATCAGTGAGGTACGGAGCAAACACAAAGGCCGTGGCGACCGCGCTGGCGTTCAGGTTGTCGAACAGTTCATCGCGGATCGGCAACCCGAAAGCCGTGGGATCCCCGCCTCCGGACCAGAAGAGATCGTTCTTCCCGATGAAGTAGATCGTTTCCTCTTTCTTGCAAAGCGCCCTCGAGGACAGGATCTCCGTGATCGGATTTACTTCGATGAAGTTCCTCGTCGCCGCGACGAAGTCGGCTTTCCACAACCCGCGCTCCGTGAAGAAGAAAACCTCATGGCCCCTGGAGATCGACGCCTTGATGTTCGCGTGAGCCGCTACGCCGGTATGGTAGGAAATGATGTCGTGCCGGCCGGCCTTGTTGGTCGTGTCCAGCGTCCAATTCTCCGGGTTGCCCGTTTCCGGCCATCGTACCCGCCCAGGGTAGGTGTAGCCCCCCTCAAGAAGATTCGACGCCACAAGCCGATTCATGCAGCTCGAGATTCGCTTGGCCCAGGTGGGCGCTCCGGAAAGAGCCGTCAGGACGCCAGCATAGGATGACCACTTCCAGATGGCGTCCTTCCCGTTCGACAGGATCGGCAATCCCGCCACCAACTCGAACTGCCAGATATCCGTTGCCGCTCCCGTGGGCGCCGGCGAGGGAGTGATATCGACATAGGATCCAAACGTGGAATCGTAGGCGAACACCTTGGCATCGCAGCAAACGATCGTCCGTACCGCTCCGTCCGTCCCGACGAACGAAAACATGGCCCGGATCGCCGGAGTGCTTGGCAGGGAGGTTATTAGCGCCTTTCCAAGCGTCTTGGAAACGAATCCCGGAGTGATCCGGACATTGTTCCCGGTGGCGAAAGGGACCTTATTTGACGGGAATTGCGTGATGATTCCCTTGTCCACTTCGTTGAAGGTAAAAGGTTTCACTGGCATATCAATACTCCTGCACATTCATACGAATAAATTTCTCGTAGACATACCCCGCCGTGGTTGTTCCTCGAACTCCCAAGCGATAGGTTTCCTTGTCCGTGCCGTCGATGACGGCAACCGCCACAAGCGGAGTGCTGATAACCGAACCTGGTACAAGGGCCGCCGCATCCGAGCCATCCGATTCCTTGACCGCCGCCACAACCACGGAGGCCACCGTATCTCCGCTCTCGAGCCGGCGCGTGAAATCCACATCGAAGGCGAAGGCATCGTCCGGTTGCTTTGTGAAGCTGTCAGTCACTTCTGAATGGATGCGAAGAAGCAGATCCCGCTGATAGACGTTTCCCGCGCTGGTGGTTGCTACGCATTGAATCCGGTGTTCGTCATCCTCCACGCCGTCTTTCAGAACAACGACCACATCCGGCGAGGACAGGGAATCGGAATCAATCACCTTCACGATCTCGAGGACTTCGGGAGGGCCAGCGTCATACGCCCGATCCTCCGCGGAGCTTTCCCCCGTAGCAGCGTTGATCGAAGTCAGAACGTAGGAATCTACCGATTCCCCCGCAACAAGATCGTTCGAGAAACTGAAATAAACCGGAAACCGCTCGATAGGAGATTTCGTCAAGGTATCCATCAGGCCGGCACCAGGATTTGAGGTTCTGCAGAAGGGACAAGCTCTCTCGCCGTCCAGTTATCTCCACCATCGAGTGATTCCCACAAGGCCAGGGCACCGTCTGACGCCAAAGCGGATCCACAAGCTGTCGCCGTCACATGATCTCCATCCGATCGAAGTTGCATGACCCAGGGATAATCCATGTCGTACTCCGGAAAATCATAGACCACGCTCCATGTGTCGCCATCGTCCTCGCTTTTCAGGATCACCGGCGCCTGATTCGCGGCGGTTGTTCCATCCAGGAGATAGACCAGAAGATTTCCGTTCGATATGCAAATCGCCGGAAGAAGCTCCGACCATTCCGGATCCCATCCGATCGTACCTGCGGGTATCGTCACTTCCTTCGCTGCGGAAAAAGTCGCTCCGTAATCGTTGCTGACCTTCACCCTGACGTATCCGACACCATAATAGCTTCCCGGAGGCGTTCCCGTCATAGTGAAATCATAGACGTAGCAAATGACGACCTTTGATCCTTCCGCGTAAATCTTGCAGTTCCGAACGAGTGTCGCCCACCCGGTCTGCGTATAAGTTGGGCCAGGGCCGTAGGTGTTATATAGATTGGTTTCGATCTGCCCGACCTGTACAACCCCTCCCGCTTCGGAGTATTTGTAAATGTTGTACCTGGCATAAACCGTCTCAGGGTTAGCCCATGACGGCTTTTCTTCGTGATCGAACACCACATGGGCGATCCATATATTATTTAACCCGTCCTCTGCGATCGCTATTTCGTGTGGGTAATCTATATTCCCGAATGTCGTGGCGATCGGGATTTCACTCCCCCACGATGCCCCGAAGTCATTCGAAATCGCCAGCGTAGCATGAGACGGATAATCGCCGTCTCCGTCCTCCCAATCCGTATAGCAACGGGCAACCACGATCCTCCCGTTGCCGTTGAATTCCATCGAATAAGGGAGGGACTTCGGAGATATCTGCCTTGTATACCACCACTCATCAGAAGGAGGCATGGGGTAGGCTCTCACCATTGAATTGCCATCCCAAAAGGCGAACCAATACCATCCCGCCCAATCGTAATATGCGTTTATGTCGTAAATAGCTATTTTCACTCCCTGCTTGCGAACCGCTACCGGGAAGAATGTCCCGGCATTGTATTCTATCGTCGCGGAGTCTTTGAAATGCCACTCCCCATCCTCGTAAACCCATAAATAGTCGAACGTATGAGGTATGTCCTTGGCGACAAATGCAATCTCCCCGCTGTCTGGATCCGCGGCCTGCTGCCAGAAGTCCGTTTTTGGCGCGGTCGGCGGGCCCTCAACCGGCACCCCCGGCCCCCCCACAACCGCTTGGCCACAGCACACAAAAACGCTGATCTCGTCGCTGAATTCGTCGCCCACGTTCCGGACCTTGAAATAATAGGTCGTTGTCCAGGACAGAGATCCAACGTCATGGCTCGTCCCGGTGACGAGGGCGAGTTTGCTGTACTCCTGTCCGGCCGGATGATCGGACTTCCACCAAACCTCGTAATCCCCACTCGCGCCCGTCCATGACACCCGAATGGAGATCGGCGTCAGCAGGGTAATGGTGACGGCCGGTTTAGCCATCCCTAAACTTCCGATAGAACCGATTTACAACCGGCGCCGCCTTGAAGGTGTATTTCGCCTTCCGGCCGATATCTGCAGCCGCGGCATAGACGTTCCACGCAAAGGTAAATTCCCTGGCAATGTACTCCCCGATGTTCCACTTGAAGGTGAATTCCTTCGAAATGTACCCGAGGATGTTCCACTTGAAGGTGAAAGCCGCTTGGACCGCCTCGTAAATATCGTTGATGAAAGTAAATTCCTGACTGACGCCCTCGTAGATGCCCCACGAAAAGGCGAATTCCCGGCTGATGGCGTACTCCGGGCCATCTCCGGTTCCCCCGTCGCTGGAAGCGAGGAAGAAATAGCTCATCGTCAGGGCGCCGTCCCGACCGTGATTGTCCACTTGCCTGTATCAGCCGCCGCAGCTGCAGCCGTCGCCGAGACAATCCGCTTGAACCAAATCCGTGCCGTCCCGTTCGTTGCAATATCCCCGAGCGCGATCGCCGTGGCCAGCGACAGGGGCTTGGTGAACGAAAGTCCGATCGGCGCCGTATCCTCGTCGACTACGCTCTGTGTCCCGGTGGGGTCGTAGGCGATCTCAACAGTGGTGTCCGCGGAGGTCGTTTCCTGGCTGATGTGGATGGACGCGGCGTAGGCCGTCAGCGCCGAGGTATTCTTGAACGTCAGCGCACGATACTTCGTGGCCCCCGCGAGGGCTTCTGCCGGCCCTACGCTGGCAAAGAGCTTGTCGAGGGTATTGTCCGTGAATTGGACGCTCGAAGTCGCGCCCCCAAGAGACGCAGCCGGATCCGCGTTCGCCGCCCCCCCCGTGAGGTACATTTTCAGGTCGCCGGCTACAATCGCCATATTCCCCCCTTACGGCTTCGTCGTGCCAAGGTCGGTGATGACCAGGGCCCCGGCGTCTGTTACCGTTACCCGCCAATAATGCGCGGGAGAAGCATCGTCTTTCAGGACAAGCCCCTTCAGGTTGTTGTCCACGATCAAATCGTCCTGGGTGTCAACCCCCGTGGTGGACCGCTGCTCCGAATTCAACGGGAAGAAAGAATACTCGAG